TTCAGTGTCTCTATAGAAACAGGTGTAAATGGATTGTCGTTTAATAGTGACGGCACCTCAATGTATGTTATTGGTAATACCAATGATACTGTATATCAGTATGGACTTACCACAGCATTTAACATTGCTAGTGCTGGACTCACTACAACGTTTAATGTTGGTGCAGATACCGACCATCCATTTGCATCACAAGAGACACAATGTTGGGATGTTGTGATTGGAAATGATGGATATTCGATGTATGTTGTTGGACAAACTAATGATGTAGTTTACCAATATGATCTTTCCATAAAAGATAATGTATCAAGTGCAACATATAGTAAGTATTTTTATGTGGGAGGGTTTGATCAAACCCCGAGTGGAATAAGATTTAATCCAGAAGGAACAAGAATGTTTATTCTTGGATATCAGAAAGACGTTCTTTGGCAACTCGAGTTATCGACTCCATGGGATGTTACTACTGCTACCTACTATACTCATGCGAAACAGATTGGACTTGATAATCTTTCGTCATATCATAAGGATCCAGTATATTTGACTAATGTATATGCATCAGAGTTTTCTGCTGATGGATATGGATTATATGTCTTCTATTATAATGGCAATAATAATCAATCTTGGATAGTAAAATGGGAATGTGCTGAACGATGGAGTCCAATTACAGCAGTTGTTGCTGATACTTTTAAAATTTCTGAGTATGTTGACGGTCCACGGGGATTCATCCTAACAAAAGATGAAGATGGGATTATTGTTTCTGACGATACTAACGTTTCATTAACTGAGATTAAATTTGATTGGAAAAAGAATATTATTGCTGATGGTTTAGAAGTATATGGTAGATCTAAATTTAATAATGCAATAGATGTTGAAGGGAGATCTACATTTGCAAATCTTGGAATTGGTACTACTTCATCTCTATATGATGATTTAACTGTTGCTGGTAATGCAAATCTTCCATATATTAGTGCTAATGGTAATAACATTGGTGATGCATATAGTGATGCTCAACGTGTACATTTAAATTATGCACTATTTGGAAGATATGATCCCAATGTAACATGGAGTGGGTTAAAATTTAATGATGATGGAAGATATATGTACGTTGCCACCCTTGGCAGTAGCGAGGATGAAGGTGTTATCTATCAATGGAAACTTGATACACCATGGGATTTAACGACAGCACATCCATATGATGGATTGCAATTCAGAGAGGGAAGTGGTACTTCTGGTGACGGATCTGTACAATCTATTGGATTTAGTACTGGTGGTGATTACTTCTATGTTACTAACGATCAAGGTACTGGATATGAGGGTGTATATCAATACACTTTATCTACACCATGGGAATTAAATACTGCTGGATTTACAACTAGTTTCCAAACAACGACCGAAGATAATGTACCAGTATCTGTTGGATTTAGCACTGGTGGAGATACGATGTATCTTCTTGGCAACCAGAATGATAAAATCTATCAGTATTCTTTATCCACTGATTGGGATGTAAGTACTGCAACTCTTTCAAAAGAAACTGGTACTAACGCTGCAGCAGATATTAATGTACCTGGGGATGTAGTAATAAAATCTGATGGTAAGAAGTTATGGACGGTTGAGATTAGCATCTCTAATACTTTTGGGGAAATTACACCATATAATATGGGAGTTTACGAGTGGGAATTTGCAACTCCATGGGATATAACTACCGTAAAATATACCGGAAAAGTTCTCAATCTTGAACCGTTTGTAGGTGATTATGACCTAGGACAAAGATGTACTATTCATTTCTCTACTTATGGAGATTACCTCTTTGTACTCGATCAAATTACTCAATATGTAACTAGATTTGATTTGTCAACTGCATGGGATATATCAACTGCAAAACTTACCAATGTCAGTAATCGTAAAATAACTGATTCTGAAGATGATTATGTATCTTATCTCTATGGATTTGACTTTAGTGCTGATGGAACTAAATTAACCTACTCCAATAGTGGTAACGTTTTATATCAAGCGGATCTTTCTATTCCATGGGATTTCAACTCATATTCAAATCTGACACGAGTTTATACAAACTATAACTTTGCTCTTTATAATGTTGATTCTGTAAAATGGAAATATGATGGAACTAAATTATATGTTCTCTCTGGTGGTACTACCAACACCGATATAGTACATGAATTTGATGCTTCTGTTCCATGGGATATTAAATCATTAAGCAAAGTTGGATCTTTTGATTATGGCAATTTCTTCTTAAATGCTGATATTGGAAGAACTCTGGATATTAGCAAAGACGGACGTAAATTATATATTGGTGGATCTACTTATATCCTAGAATTTGACTTTAAAGAACCATGGTCTATCAATACTTTAAAATTCGCTGGTGATTGCGTACAACTGAATAATCGTGAATTTAATAACACCAATCCAGATACGTTTGGAATTACATTTAGACCAAATGGATTGAGATATTACTATTCAGTCCAAAACAATGCTAATCCTTCATATAAGATTGTTCAGCGTGACATGCTTGGAAAGGCATGGGATCCTGTTGATTATGAATATGCTGGTGAATATCAAGTTGATTATATACCATGTGGATTAACCTTTAAATCTGATGGATTAAAACTTTATGTTACTGATGAAACCAACCATCAAGTCAAGGAATATGTTTTAGGTACTGCATGGGATGTTACATCAATAACTTCTTCAACCAGTTTTGATACTCATAGACCAGGAACCTCCACTGACTATGATCCCCGTGATGTTAAGTTTAAGTCAGACGGAACCAAGATGTATATTGCTGGTAGAGATACTGGATATCTCTATCAATATTCACTATCTTCTGCTTGGGATATATCAACTGCTACTCACGAAAAATTACTTAACACCAGATACACACCTGCTTCAACATCCTATCAATATTGGGGTCCTCTGGCCGAGTATACCCCAACAGTGTTTGAGTTCAGTACTGATGGTAAGATATTGTATTTGACTGGTGAATATAATGCTAATCTATTGCAGTACGAACTTCAAACTGCTTGGGATGTATCTACAGCATTAGCATTTGATGCTAGTACAGTAAAATTCCTTAGGATTGATGATCATTTTGATGCTGAATCTTATGCAACTGGAATCTATTATAAAGATGATTCCACAGTCTTCATCACAACCATATCAACTCTTGATAGATTATGGAAACTTGAGATGTCAAGAGTGAATGATATTTCTTCTGCTCGTGTAATGAACAGAGGTTATATTGACATTCTTAATGATTATACCACCTCTATTGGTACTGCGGTATACGCAATGTCTCTTAGTGCTGATGGTAGATACTTGTACGCACAAATAACAGGTAGCACTTATCAGCAAGGAGTTCATGAGTTTAAATTAGCATCTCCATACAAACTTCATGGTGCTAGAGTAACTACAAATCAATTTGTTAATTATCCAAATGAATTTGCTCAGTCAAATATATTCAATGGAATGCGACTTATCAAAGGTGATACAGAACTTGCTTTCTCAATTGATGCTTACATATTTAATTACAAGATACCTCATGAAAAGACAACTATTACTGGTGAAATAGATTTAAATGGTGAAGTTTCTGTTAATGGAAGACTACGTTCTAACTTATTGGAAGCAGATACTTCTAACCTTAGAAAAGTTTCTATTGGAAGAAGTGAATATCCTGAGCAAGAATCTTTAGTTGTACACGGAACTGCTGATATTAGAAAAATATCTAATAAGAATAAATTAAGTCCTGAAACAATTTCTAGAGATAATGAAGTTTATAGTGTAACACCTATTGATACCGTAGCACAGAGTTCTGTTTATAGTCCAACTGGTGATAAGGTTATCATGTTGGGTAATACATCTGATGCTCTGTATGAGTTTAAATTATCAACACCATTTGATATCAGAACTGCAAAATATACATGGAGACAAACTGATGATTTAACTGAACTGACTACTCCATCTGGATTGTTTGTAAATGATGAAGGTACTAAGTTCTACATTACCGATGAATCTACAAACTACGTTTATCAGTATGATGCTACAGATCCTTGGAATATCCTGAGTATAGGATTTACAACCAGTTTTGATGCATCTTCTGAAGACACTAATCTTTCTGCCGTTCATATTACTGGTGCTGGTACAACCATGTATCTGGTTGGATACTCTGCAGATGCTGTGCAACAGTACACTCTATCTACTCCATGGAACGTAAGTACCGCATCTCTAACTACATCATTTAGTGTCACTAGTGAGGATAATACACCTGTTGGACTTACATTTAATAATGATAATAGTGAGATGTATGTTCTCGGACAACAGAATGATAAGATTTATCAGTATACATTATCAACACCTGCAGATGTCGGAACTGCTTCTCTGACAACTAGTATTTCCACACCTTCTCAGTTTAGTAACACTCCAGATGACATCTTTATGAGTTCTGATGGAAATAAACTTCTGTTTACCTGGAATTCAAATCTTAATGGATTTGGTGCAATTGGATTGTCAACTGCATATAATCTTTCCTCCGCACAAAATGTACAGGGATGGTTAGATACTTATGAAACTGGAAGTGATGATAATACTAACGACAACAAATTCTACATTAGACCAGATGGATTAAAACTATATGTTGTTGAAGATAATGATACAGATCAAGACATTCATGAGTATACTTTAACAACACCTTGGGAAATAAGCACCGCTACTTATGATCAGGCTTATGATCTTGGTGACAATTACACTGGAATTGAATTCAAACCTGATGGTACAAAGATGTATCTGACTAATTATGATGGATCATATACAACTTCTAGTATTCATGAATATACATTATCTTCACCATGGAATATTGGAACTAAAACTTTAACACATGAATTCATAGTAGGAACCTTTGATACTGGTAATGACGTAAACGATCCTAGGAGTATCAGAATTGCTGCTGATGGAAAGAGATTCTATGTTTTGAATGATACTGATTACGCCCTCTATCCATATGAAATGGAAACACCTTGGGATCTTTCTACTGCAAGAGAGGTATCCAGAGATTGGTACATTAATGCAATAGATAATGATCCAAGAGGTGTATCATGGAATAATAATGGTACTAAGGTATACTTTGGTGGAAACCAAAACGATAAAGTATATCAATTAGAAATTCCATACTCGCGTGCATACGATATTAGATATGCAACTAATGCAGGAATATCAACTACTGTTACTGATACTGCCATTACTGGACTTACATTTAAACCTGATGGTACTAAAATGTATGTTGTTGGGTCCACAAATGATAGAGTAGCGCAGTATGATCTTTCTACTGCTTGGGATATTGAGACACACTCTGGTGTCAGCACATATTTCCAAACAACTAGTACTCTTCCATCTGAGGTTAGGTTTAATCCTGATGGTGAGTGGATGTACGTATTAGATAACCCTAATGATACTGTTATTCAGTATAAGTTGTCTACACCATGGGAAATTTCAACTGCTGCAAGACACTCTGAGGTTTACCTAAACGCCATTACGAATGGTAACGCAAATGATTATACACTTGAGTTTGGAAGAGATGGTACAAGAATGTATATTGCTAATTATCAAGCTACTTACACTCTGTTCCAATTTGACTTATCTCGTAACTGGGATATAAGTTCTGCGAAACCGACCAAAACAAAAGGATACCGAGCGTCTAATAGTAATCGTAATGTAAATTCTCCAACTGGAATGGTATTTAATCCTAGTGGAACCGAACTTACATTTGTAGACAATAGTAATGATAGACTGCATACATATCAACTCTCAACACCTTGGGAAATTGATACTATGTATAATGATGCAGTATGGTTAGATTATTCTTATGATGAAAATTTATACTGGGGTAATAATACGTGGGACTTTGTATTTAATTCTGATGGTACAAAGATGTATAAAACTTCTATGTACAATAGTCCACCTTATTTTGGAATATATGAATGGGACCTCTCAGTTCCATATATGTTATATTCTGCAAAATCTGGTGGACGTGTTAGTACATATAGATCCACTGATAAACGATATGGATATGGTGATAATTATCTAGAAGGAACTTATTTTACTCAAAATGCCCCAAGTTTGTTCATAAGTCCTGCTAATGATAAACTTTATATTAATATTAGTAATGCACGATATTATGGAATCTTACAGTTTGCTCTCAAGAGTGCTTCTTTCGATATTGAAAGTGATACCAAAGTTGCTGGAAAACTGTCAGCATCTGCTCTTGATGTTCCTGTTGCTGATTTTGGAACTCTGAATATTAGTGGAGGACTTACAGTACAATCACAAATTTCTAGTGTTGATAGCGGTTCTGCTAATGGGGCTACTGTACTCAACGGAGGATATAATTACTTTAGATATACTGCTACTGGAAATTATACAATATCATTCAGTGGATTGCAGACAGACAAGGCATGGTTCGGTACTTTAGAATTAACTAATGGTGGTGCATATACTGTGACTTGGGACTCTGCAATTAAGTGGCCTGGTGGTGTTGCTCCTACTCTAACTTCTTCTGGAACTGATGTTATTCAATTTGTTTCTTCTGACGGTGGACTAAATATAAGGGGTATCCTTTCAATCGCAGATAGTCAATAGAGAGATTAAAATATGAGCATTAAAGGTAGTTCTTTTAACAATGTAGATAATAGACTACGTAATTTCAGAAAACTGGGGGCCAATAGTAGTTATAGTGACGCCTTATCTGGCATTTCAACTATTAGTTCGGTTGTAATTAATGATGCAACTATTTTTAATGCAAGACTTTACATAGCATCTGGAATAGGTCTTTATAAAACCTTTAATTCTACTGATAATTTGATGATTGAATCACCATCTGTAATTGATGGTAATTTTACTTGTGTAGAAAATAAAAATGGAATTTTGTTAGCAGGAACAAATGATGGAAAATTATATTATAGTAGTAATGGAGACCAATTTACTGAAGTAACTGCTGGATTAAATGTATCTAGTATTAATTGGGGGTCCGCTAGAATCTGGTCTATAGAGTATGGTCAAGGACTCTATGTTGTGGCTGGAGCAAGTCGTCTTGCATACTCTAGTGACTTGGTTAACTGGACTAATGCAAGATTTGGTAGAAGTAGAGTTTCTTCTAAGCCAGCAGTTTCAACTTTTGATAAAAATTCAAGTCTTGCTACATGGCAACCTGATGATAATAATTACAAAATAATTTTTAATCAAGAAGACTCTAAATGGTATCTTCCAAACCTTGGAAATATTTTATTTACTGATAATATTACTAATGCGGAAGGTTGGCAACAAGTATCAGATTCCGATTATTATAGAATTTTTGGCGAACAGGTAGATCCTTATCCTAGTAATTTAACAGGACTTTCTTATTCATATGCACCAGTTGCGGGAATTGCTCTAACTGATAAAGTTGTAGCAATGAAGGGATATGGTGGTAGAACGAACTATTTTTATCAACCAGTAGCTTTTAGTACCAGCACTTCATTTTCTTTGGATAGTAATATTGGAATGAAGTGGACTGAGTTTAAAGAACCCGACGGTAAGCCAATAAAAATTAAAGATTATTTTACAGTATATTCTCCAAATCATATTTCTGCTGGTCCAGGTAATAAGAATATTATCACGGCACACTACAATTCGGGAACTGGAATATCTAGAGTTGCAATTACAACAGATTTTGTAACATATACAAATTTGGGTCATGGTGGTGTTCAAAGAGTTTCATCTTTTGGTTATACTTCTGCGATGGTTTCTGGTTCTCAAGAAGACAATACTGCCACATTCCAGAAGCCAGATATGTCAGTTTTATATAATGGATACTTAAAAGGTGGAAATACAAATTATTATGCGTACTATTCACCAGTAGCATCATCTTATAATGCTGGAAAAGATAAATGGGTAATTGCTTATGATTGGGGTGGTCAATCTGCATATACACATAATTCCGTAGCAATTTCAACTGATGGTGGCACATCATGGAAAGCAGCAGATCATGAAACTGAAAACTCAATCTTTAATAATTATACTTCTTATGTTTATTCTGGAGTAGGAAGCACCGATTATTATGTTTTGGGTAAGTATAATACAACTAATCGTTCATATGTAGAAGTATCCTATGATGGTGAAGACTGGTATTCTTCTGGTTTTGGGAATCCATCGTCACCCATTAACTGTTCCGGTGCCTCATATATGGTGTCTGGAATTTCTACATCTGGTAAATATTTTTCTGGATATACTAATGGAAGTATATTTGCAACTGAGAATCCATATGTTAATATTGACAGAGTTTCGATTCCAGTTAATCCAAATAACTCATTAGAACCAGATAGTCTTGTATTATGTCTCCCTTTGAATACTGCTAGAGATGTCAATGATATTTCTGGTATCATGACTTCTTATAATGGAAGTTCTTTTAATAAGACTGTAACAAATAATAATAGTGTTGGAATCGCAACCACAGTCAGTAAGTATTATGGTTCTAGTGCTTCTTTTAGTGGGGTAAGTCAAAATCTAACAATACCAGCAAGTACAGATTTTACATTAGATGGTGAATTTACTGTAGAGTTTTGGATATATCTAAACACAATTGTTTTAGATAGTCAACATCCATCACCGATTACTTTTTCACAATCTGGAGGTAATAAGGGACAAATATATCTAAATGCTAGTAATAATTATTTTAGTTTATGGAATGGTAGTTCAAATGTTGTAAATACAGGAAATAATTCGGTTACAACTGGAAGATGGTATCATGTTGCTGTAACAAGAGATTCATCAGACGATTGTAGAATATTTTTGGATGGTGTGCTAAAACAGACAGCATCAAGCACATTTACTTTTGGAAATGCAAGTGGGGATTTGAGAATTGGAAGTTTTAATGGAACAGGCGGAGATGTTAATGGTTACATGAATGACCTTCGTATCTACAAAGGATACGCAAAGTATACAGAGAACTTTACTCCACCAAAACTTGCTGATTACTTCCAGTATCTTACATTCTCAGCACAACTGAATACTGTAAATCCAGAAAATTCATTAACCTATGTTAATACTTATGAGTTATCTGCTGGTATTGGAACCACAGCAACAATACTAACAAATACATCTGTAAGTACTGATAGAAACGCAACAAATAGTGCCGGTATTGCAACTTATCTTCACGATGTTAATGCTGGTATTGGGTCTACTGTAATTACAAGTACACTTTATGGTAACGCTGGATCCGCTACTACCATCGGAATCAGCACTTATAAGTTTGGTACATCAAGTGTTAGATTTACTGGTGCTTCTAATAGTAGATTAACTGGACCATCTAATGCATTTGAAACGGATGATTTTACTATTTCATTCTTCTACCATGCTCAAGGGTCGGGTCAAAATAGTTATAACGCAATATACGACCAAAGACCAGCAGGAACAAATGGTGCTTATCCAACGATTTATTCTTATAATCAGGGACCGGTGAGATATTTTGTGTCAAGTGGAGACAGAATTACTGGCACCACAAATATGACAGTTGCGAGTGGATGGCATCATATTTGTATTCAAAGAAATTCAGGAGTTACAAGATTATTTGTTGATGGAACTCAAGAGGGATCGAGTTATAGTGATTCTAATAATTATGTCTCATCCACCATTGTCATGGGAGATTTTGTATTTTCAAACTCTTATAATATGAATGCAAATCTTGATGATTTGGTTGTATGGAAAGGTGTTGCTAATTATGCTATTGGTGCTGGCAACACAATTCAGGTTCCAACATCTCAATATGATATCAATACAGACCCAAATAATTCATACGTTGTTATTTCATCAACATTTGAAGACACCCCAGTAGGTACTACAAATATTGCTTATGAAGCAAATGCTCAAAGGGGTATAGCACTCTTTAATGGTACAACTTCTGCTATCACTGGAACAGCAACGACTGCGTTTTATTTTGGAAAAGAAGATTATACAATTGAATGTTTCTATTATAAGAATACTACAGACACTTCTGGGACTGAATATTTATTTGATGGAAGAGTTGACAATAATACAAGAATAAGACCTAATATTCATAGTATTGCCGCATCTGGAGCTACGCTTGGTTTCTATTTAAATGGTGGATATAGAATCTACGGACAGAATATTGGAGGTGCTTCTTTTGGATCTAATGATTCTCTTGGAATCACAACAGACCCAAGATACGATTTACAAGGTAGAAGTAATCTAAACAAGTGGAATCATGTAGCACTCTGTAGAAAGGATGGTATTACACGTCTCTACCAGAATGGAAAAATTCAGGGTGTTTATAGTGATTCTGGTAGTTATGATGGACCTGGAATGCGAATTGGAAACTATTGGAATGGATCAAATGCTCTTAATGGATACATTCAAGATTTCCAGGTTTATAAAGGTTATGCGAAGTATTATCCTCAACAAAACTCACAAAATGATAAGGATAATTGGGTCGAATTGCTTAATACCACACCACCATCTGCACTTTTAGTCACCTCATATGTACATTCAGTTAGAGGAATGGATGTAAAAGATGTGAATGGAGTTGATACTTTTGCATATGCTTGCAGTAAACATGTTGGAATAAGCACTAGAGTTATATCAAATCCAATTGGATATGGAAATACACTCAATACCAATGTCTTTTATAGCAATAGAGTCGTTGGTATTGGTACAACGTCTAAAATAGGATCTTCATCGATAAAATTTGATGGGAATTCTTACTTATCAATTTACCCACAACCAGATGATTTAGATTTTTCAACTCGTGATTTTTCAATAGAATTTTGGGTATACTTTAATACTGTTGGAACTGTTGTGTTGTGGGATCAACGTCCAAATGCAAATGGATTTTATCCAGTGATTTATACAAATTCTGGTGTCTTGACCTATTATGTCAACTCCGCAGCAAGAATCACTGGATCAACTTTAAGTACTGGTCAATGGTATCATATTGCCGTTGCAAGGACGAATGGCGTTACTAAAATGTTCTTGGATGGAACACAAGATGGTAGTAGTTATGTTGATGATAATGATTATTTTACATATCACCCAACAGCACGGTCATCTGGAGGATTTGGTGCAATTGTAGGTGCTCAATATAACTATGCATCCAAACTAAATGGATTTATGAATGGACTGAGAGTTTATAATGGATATAATGCAGGATATTCTACCAATTTTACACCTCCAACGTCTACATTGACAATTTCTGGTGATTCTACTGATGAAAAATTAAAAATACTTGCCAACTTTAATGTTGGAGATGGATATAATGATTTACTTTCATATCAACATTATGGAAAAAGAACAGGAGTTAATTCCGGATTAACTACTTATAGTAGTGGTTTTTGGAATCAACCCGTATCTACTTATACTGCATACTACCCTCAAGTTGGATTTGGAACTACATCAAAGTTTAATCAATCATCCGTTGCATTTAATGGAAATAATTACTTAACCTTTACCGACAACAGAGGAAATAAAATTTCTAGAGGACCTGAAGATGATTTTTCTATGGAATTTTGGTTCTACTTGGAAACAGATGCAAATACAAAACAAACTATTTGGGATAGTAGACCAGCTACTAATGGATTTTATTCTAGAATTTTTATAGATACAAATGGATTTTTGAATTATAGTGTTTATAGTAATAGTAGTGGATATGATGTACAAGATGGAGCTATCATAGTTGGTGTTACTACAATTACTGGCGGAACTTGGAATCATGTATGCATTCAAAGAGATGAAAATGCAACAGCATTGTACTTAAATGGTGTTCAAGAAGGACAATTGGCAGCTGATAGTATTTCATATTGGACTTCTGCTACTCCATCTAATCCCGCTTATCTTGGTTGTGATTATAACAAAGTAAATTACCTAACAGGATCAATCGAAGATTTTAAAATATATAATGGTGCTGTTGGATATGGATTTACGGTTGGAATAAACACGGGATTACTAACCAATCCTGGTGTATCTACAATTACAGCTTCTCCAAGTATAGATAAATGGGGAAATGGAAGTCTTAGCGTCAAAAGCAACACAAATGTCAATTTTCCATCTACATCAGAGCCATGTTCTCTCAATGGAAAATATACGATAGAATTTTGGGCTTATTTTGACACTGTAGGTGCTATCATTACATATGGTGGGAGATATCAGGGCAATACTGGTGGATTTATAGATGGTATTCAAATTAGAAATGGACTTATTTTATTTGGATCTAATTATTCATATTTAAACGCAGGTCAAACCCCATACTCCACGAAGACGATTCCTGCTTTTGCAACTGGTTCTTGGAATCATTATTGTCTCCAATATGATGGAAATGATGCCGTTTGGTCTATTGATGGTGTTGGAATTAGCACGTTTAACCTAGGTCAAAGAATTATACAAGTTTATCCAAAAAGAGTCTACATAGGTGGTGGCGGACTTCCAATATATAGCTTTAGTGCAGGCACACAAGCTTATGTTTCAGACTTTGTATCTTATGCTGGTACATGTAAATATCCATCTGCCTTTGAAGGTTCTACTTTTTCTCCCCCAAGTTCTCAATATGACATTGAAACTGATTCTTTAAAAAACTTTGTAAGTATAGCAGCAACATTTACTGGTTCAGAAGGATCTAATACACATAATTACTATAGAACAAAAAGATATACAAGTGTTCCTACATCCTCTCAAGTTGCCTATGGGGATTCTAATTATAAAAATTTGGCTTTATTGTCAAACTTTAATGGAGATCTCACATATCATTCATATGGAGCAGAAGATTATTTTTATCCTTTAAATTTAAGTTCTGTTGTTACTGGAAATATAGTACAACTTCACAAATTTGATAATAAATTTGTAGCTCTTGGGGATTATGGTTTTGTCGGAGTTTCTTCTGATGGAAATTATTGGGATGTAGCTTCTAGAAGAGGAAGAGCCAACCTTAGTTCAAGAACTCCCTCAGGAATAACTAGTTTCTTTACACCAAACAATACTCAATTTTATGATATTGTTTCGATTGGGTCTACAATTGTTACCACTGCTCCAGGTAGTGTCACTCTATTTTCTGAAGACTCTGGTGCAGATGAGTTTAGAAAATCTTGGGCTGGAAATAGTTTGATTCGTCCCAACAGCGGTAATGTTTATACGTCCCCATTAAATGGTGGATACACTATCGCATATAATCCTAATACACAAGAATGGTTGCGTAATGATAGGTATGGTTATACTTATGCTGGATGGAGTAACTTATACAGCACATATTATGCAAAAGGAATGCCAAATGTTGGATTAGGAACAACGACTCCATATAATTGGACTAGTATTGGTCAAAGATTCTTTGGTTTGCTTGGTGAAACTGGAAAAACTATAAACAAAATTAAATATGAAGATAATAAGTGGATTCTTATTGGATCTGTTGCAACAGGATCAAGTTATTATAGAATAGGAATTACAACAGATTTGCTTAATATTGATGATAATATGAAATTGACATCATTCTCATCTAAGAAGTTTAAGGATATTCAATACGATCCTGATAAAGATGCTTTTATAATTACAAGTCAACAACCACAAAATAGAAATTCTTTAGGAAAGGATATTCTTATTCAAGATATTGGATTTAATACAGTATATAATGATACACAAACTCAAAGACAGTTTATGGATGATAGATACCGTAGTGTTCCTGGATTTGGAGTTACTGATAGGGCTTTCTCTGGAAAATCCTATGTCCATAGTTTGCAATTTCCAATTAGCACTAGTCCATATCTATTGTATGATCAAATTTCTCAACAACAAACTGGAAGAGGTCCATGGATAAAAAGTGCTAGAATAGAAGGATATTTTAAACCTGCTGTTGTTGGTATTCATACATTTAAATTAGTCGGTAATAATCTTTGGACCAATAGCATGGAATTTTCCTTTGATGATATGGCAGCAACACTTGCTGGAGTTGAAGATACATATACCACAGAATCACTGGACACATCGACATATTATAGATTCTCTATTGATTCAAGATACTTGTGGAGTACTGGTGGACTTCAATATGCATCTCCAAATACTGATTTTACATATGATGTTACTGGACTTGTTTTTGCTCAAGCTGGAGTTGGAACAACAGGAGCATTATTGAATGAAGTTCCATATTATGAATATGGAGATTCTATTACTAATCAATATTCATCGACCGATGTAATTTACACCCATAAACCTTTAAATGGAACACTAAAAGGACCAGATGGATATGTTTTATACGGTGATAGAGGATTTGTTGGATTTGGAACGAACTTAGAAAATATTCGTAATTTCAAGAGAGAATCATATAAATCAGTCAACAATCTAACATCAAGTGGAATAGGAACAGTAATTTATAATATTTTTGGTACAAACAATATTACTTCTGGAATTTATACTGGTGGTAAATATGTTTTGTTTGATTCGACTGGAACGTCAGGAATCTCCACAAATGGTGTGGATTGGGAGTCTTCTAGTCTAAGTGAAGTAACGGCAGGTAATATTACATCTGTAGGAATTTCTTCATCTGGAAAAATTATTTTAACTGGAAGTGATAGTTTAGTTGGAATAACTACAGATTTTTCCACCTATACGGTTGGATATGCTTCAACGTCTCTGACTGATGTAGATTTTGATGTTGTTTCTGGTGGTATTGCCGTTTCTGCTGCTTCTTCGGCATATGGTGGATCTAGCGTATTCTTCAATAATGCAGGTACATTAAAAATTACTAATAATCCTCTTGCTAATATTGGGTCTGGTGATTTTACCATTGAAGGTTGGTTTAATTCTTCAGATTCCGCTAGCGGTCGATATGTTGTAACGGTCGGTAGTTATTACAATGGATATTCAGACCAACTTTTTTATTGGAGTTCTGGGACCTGGTACTATTATTCTACAACTGCCTCAGGTTCTTGGAATGTTTCCAACGGAAACTCGTGGGGCGCCGTCTCAACTAATACTTGGGTCCACCTGGCAGTAGAAAAGATTGGCAGTACCTTTAGACTTTATAAAGATGGTGTTGGTGTAACTACATTTACATCAAGTCCAACATATTCTGGAGATAGACCACTTTTGATCAGTAGTTATCAAGAAACTGCTAATGTATATTATGGATATATTCAAGATTTTAGGATCTACAGTAAAGCAAAATACAATTCCTCAGGATCAGGAGTAGGAAACACATTTACTCCACCAACATCTTTTGTTGATGTACTATCAGATCCTGATTCTTCAAATGTTGCCGTAGCAGCATCATTCTCTGGTACAGCTGGTTCAACTCCAGTATATGATAAATTTGGAAGGGTTTCTAACTTAACTAGTATTCCTTCTAGTTCTACTGTAACTGCAGTTGGTGGAATTGGAACTGTGAATATGATAGGATTATCAAATGGAATTATCCATACAACTGATGATACGCTCGGAATCTCCTCAGCTCTATTTCCATATACCGATTCATATACTGAAAATACTCCATATCTTTCTTCTTACGGAAATGCTCCTACATTATCATCTACACAAACTAAGTTCCAACCAACTAGTTTAGATTTAACTGGTTCTGTTAATATGAAAGTAACACTTGATGGATTTAAGTATGCTAATGGTAGTGGTGATTTCTGTTTTGAATTCTGGGGATATTATACTGGAGGTAGTACTTTCTTCGAGTATAATGTCTATAATAATGGATTTATGCTTAGGAGTGATAATTTCTACGGTGGATGTGGAGGAGCTCCCTTTACTGCAAATCAATGGGTTCATTATGCAATTATTAGGTCTGGAGCAACAACTTACTATTATAGAGATGGAGTTTTAGATTGTTCCTTTACTGCAAGTGGACCTAGTGATGCATCTTTACATATTGGGTCTTCTGCTCATACATCAGGTCAATATGCATCTGGATATATTTCTGATTTGGTAGTAACCTCAGGACATTCTAGGTATAATGTTACTGGTGGTGCAGCCTTCACACCACCAAGTTCTGCATACGATCCAACCACTGATCCTTATGTAGAATATGTAGTTCATTATTCAACATTCACTGGTGTTGATGGAACAACTGGATATCCAACTTATGGGGCAGGACTAACAAGAGTTTATAGTCCAGATCCATTTGCAGGAAACCAGATTAATAAGATAGTTGGAATCGGATCTTATGTTGTTGGTATTGCTAGTAATGGATACTATGCATATGCACGTCAAGATAATATTAATAAGTGGTATTCTGGTAAAATGGGAGATTCTGATTTAGTTGGAGTTACTGGTATAGGAATAAGTACTATTGGCATTTCTACAAATGCGTCTGTAGCAGCTATAAGTACTACTGGAAATATTTACATTTCTGGATTGGATTAAAAATAAATACTAAAAAAGATTAAATATGTCTATTACACACGACTGGTCAATTAATTCTGTCCTTAAGTTTCTTGATAATGAAGGGACTGTTTATCGAGTATTTTTTGAATTATATTCATATGATGAAGAAGATCCTAAAATTTTACAAATAAAAACTTTATCATTTGTAGATTTAGATATACATCATATAGATAATTTTATTCCATTTGATGAGTTGACAAAATCACAAGTTCTTCAATGGGTTTTTGATAAATTGGTAAAATATCAAATTGTCAATGATGATTCCGATGAAACAAAGTATGAATATGAAATATATCATGAAAAATACATAGAAAATATTAAAAATCCTACTTATCTCACACCAGAACTTCCAAACACTGTTATTGGGTATATAAATGAATCTCCTCCATCAGAGTTAATAACTGAGCAAGATTCTGAGGACATTATCGTTGCTCCACAAATTCAATCAGATCCAACACCAGAGTCTTCATCACCCTAGTATCTTTGGAACTGAATACTCTTTTTGCGGGGAAAAGGTGTTATAATAATGAGGATAATACCATCCCCCCTTTTATATAAATTATTGTAAATCTTATTAATCTCTTATGAACTTTACTGTATATTCGAAAGACAACTGTCCCTATTGCTATAAGGTCAAGCAGGTATTGGAATTGACAAACAGCAATTATGTGGTCTATAATCTTGATGAGCACTTTACAAAAGAAGAGTTCTATGCCGAGTTTGGGAAAGGTTCTACATTCCCTCAGGTAATATGTGACAATAAAAAATTGGGAGGTTCTGTTGACACGATCAAATTCCTCAAAGAGCAACAAGTCATCAAGTCCTAACATAAATAAACCAGATAACCACAGAAATCGTGGTATTGAGTTTCTACTTAATGGAGGTAAAAGAGAGCAGACTTATCCATTTCACATCATCTTCGAAAAGATGGTTTGCTTTCTGAACAGGGAAGTTACTATCTATTTCGAATTTTCCTTTAAATCAAGGAAGAGAAAAGTAATTCCCAGGAGAAAGAAAAATGTTAGCAGTTAGTCTAGTCTTTGGTTCATTTTTGACTATTCTATTTCTTGTAGTGGGACTTGTGATTGGGTGGACTGCTAGAGAATACATGATGAACTATCGGGAAGTACCAAGACCTCACCCCGAAATGTTTGACAATCAAGGAAACTTGATACCAGATGAGGTGATTGCATTTAACTTTGAGAACTATCATGACTACGAAATCAACGACGACGAAGACGACGAGTAAACCAAAGGCGGAAGTTGTTAAAGGTCCATCACAGACTCTTCCCAATCTTCCAAAAAATCCTTTTGTTTTTGAAATTTTGGATGTTGTTTCCAAACAAAAAACTAAGGCAAAGAAAATTGCCGCACTCAAAAAATATGAGGAAGTTCCTCTCAAGACTATCTTGATTTGGAATTTTGATGAAAGTGTGGTGTCTGCTCTCCCACCTGGGGATGTACCTTATTCTCAATATGATGAACAGACGACACAAAGTGGAACTTTAAGCACAAAGTTGACGGAAGAGATTCGTCGTATGCACGAGACTGGATCTTTTTCTCTTGGTGTTAGTGACCAACAAGGACGAACGACGATTCGTAGGGAATTTAAAAAGTTTTATCACTTCGTCAAAGGTGGTAATCCTGCTCTGAAGAGTCTTCGTAGGGAATCTATGTTTATTAATCTTCTTGAGGGTCTTCATCCTCTTGAAGCCGAGATTATGTGTCTTGTGAAAGATAAAAAACTTTCTGATATGTATAACATTACGCAGGAAATTGTTTCAGAAGCATATCCTGATATTAAGTGGGGTGGTCGTTCCTGATGGGAAAGGGTATCAATATTATCCATACAAATTGTGACCCAATTGCTGCTGATGACAGGAGTCTTCCAAGAGATTCTTATTTGGTGACTTATGGTGATAATGAGCAGCAAAAATATGATGTTGTCCAAGGACTTCAATCTGATATCTTTGATCATTATTGGGATAAGTATCGTGATGTAAGAGGATTAAAATGGACAGAGGGGACAATTAATCCTAAGATGTGGGGTTATAAACCTTCAGATTCCAAAAAGAAGAAGTAATTTCCCAGATCGTCGGAAAAAACTCCGGTAAAATTTTTGGTTTGTAGGGTTTTGTATCATAAGTTACAGAACTTCTTGACTATATACAGTATCAAGGGTATAATACCCTTACGTTCATCCCCCGAAAGGAGGACGCAAGTAAGCCGACTCGGAACGGATCGTTCATCCTATGTTATCATTGCTATCTGTCCTATTCATGCATGTTCCACCTGAGATGCATCTTAGGTGTGAGGACTATGAATGGTTGAAGGAAGGAATGGAGTCTTCTACTCTCTTCACTCCTTCTGAGAAGTTTGAAATCATCCTTAAGTGGATGGAGCACACTGATCCAGCATGTTTTGATAACAGGGACGCAAAAGCCGACTGAAGGAACGGGATTAACCATCTCATTTCTTTGGAGTAGAACAATGTCTAAAGTCGTTTACCGTGGACAATCTTACGATACTGAAGAGCGTCGTGAGACACTGAAGCAACTGCAACAAGAGCAGTGGTTCAGCGAGATCTATCGCGGAATCAAGTTCGAGAAAAACCTTTTCAGAGAGAAGTCAAAATGATTGGAACACTGGTAGGATCATTCACTGCCTTTTCCGCCGCATTTTTTCTTCTAATCTATGCAGAGGTCAAGTTGCTAAGTAAATAAGATTCAGAGGGTTCTTGACGAACCCTCTTTTTTTGTGTAAAATGGGTAGAGAGAAATCTATTCTATGGACAAAGAAAAACTAAAACTGATTGTCCGTAATCTTGAACTGTTGGTTGATTCTCTGAAAGCAGAAGTTTACTCTGACACACAGAGTTATTTGACGTATCAGAAAGATCCGACATTACACGATTACGACGAGATCTTTGAAGATGATGATGGATACCCAGACTAACGAGGAACAAAAAATGAGTGTAAAACTGATCAGTGTGACGCCCGATGCCGAAAAGACGATGGCATATGTGGCACGAGTTTCTAATCCAGCAAATCAAGAGAATGAGAACTATGCTGGACTTTTGCGTTATTGTATCAAGCACCAACATTGGAGTGTGTTTGAGCAGGCATTTATGACTTTGGAGATTGAAACAAATCGTGGTATCGCAGCTCAAATTCTCCGGCACCGCTCATTTACATATCAAGAATTTTCGCAACGCTATGCTGATTCTTCCTTGATTTCTGATTATATTCCTGTTCCAGACCTTCGTCGTCAGGATACCAAGAATCGTCAGAACTCTATTGATGATATTAGTGAATATGAAAAACTGGGTCTTCAAGGTAAGATTCAAGAGCACTTTGCAGAGGGTATGCGTCTCTATAAGGAACTTCTTTCTCACGGCGTGGCAAAAGAGTGTGCTCGTTTTGTTCTTCCTCTGGCAACTCCTACCCGTATCTACATGTCCGGTTCAGTGCGTTCATGGGCACATTATATCTCTTTGAGATCTGCTAATGGTACTCAAAAAGAACACATGGATATTGCCAATGAGTGTAAGAAGGTGTTTACCGAACAATTCCCCACAGTTGCAGAAGCACTGGAATGGGTCTAAATATCTTTATCTTGAATTTCTAACAATGGCAACATATCCCGTAGTGAATAAAACCACTGGTGAGCAAAAAGAAGTTGTGATGAGTATTCACGACTGGAATCAGTGGTTAGAAGATAACCCAGACTGGACACGCGATTGGTCCGATCCATCCACTGCACCGATGGCTACCGATGTTGGTGAATGGAGAGATAAACTAATTGCAAAGAATCCAGGATGGAATGAAGTGCTTGCAAAAGCATCAAAAGCACCAGGAGCAAAAAATCTAAAAATCTAGTATGGCAAGAAGAAAAAGAGCGTCTGCAGAGCAACCAATTGGGGTTGGACTCACGGCAAAGCAGATGAAGCGGAAAAAACCGCTGAGTTCTGACTATTTGGTCGAAATTGATCCACTTACTGATAATCAAAAAAAACTTTTTGATTCATATAAAGAAGGAAAACATTTAGTTGCCTATGGATGTGCAGGAACAGGAAAGACCTTTATAACGCTCTATAATGCCCTTAGAGATGTTTTAAATGAATATACCCCATATGAGCGCATCTACCTTGTACGCTCTCTTGTAGCAACCAGAGAGATTGGTTTCTTACCAGGATCCCATGAAGATAAGGCAGACATTTACCAAATTCCATATAAGAATATGGTGAAGTATATGTTCCAAATGCCTTCTGATGCTGACTTTGAGATGCTCTATGGTAATCTCAAATCACAAGAGACTATCAAGTTCTGGAGCACTTCTTTCCTTCGTGGCAC